GAATCGGCTCGCGAAGCTGCGAACTTCGCGGACCTTCTGTTTTAACGCAGGATTCTCAGGGGTCCCAAGCGGTGCTCTCGTTCAGTCCGGCAACGGTGCCTCACGCCGCCGTGCATAGTTCAGGTGGTAACAGGCGTCAATTGTCGCGAAGTGCGGATAGCGGTAAATTACGCCAACCACCGCCAGCTGCCGTTGGAAATTGCTACGAGGCCGATTGAGACGCTGACGATGTCTATGGGGCGCATTGCCGCCATGCTACCGCACGTTGCTCCCGATATGTGGTTATCGTAGAATGACCTGGCCAGAGCCCATCGCGCGCCTACTGGCAGATCCCGTCCACAGCGCACTTGCCGACCGCTGTCAGGACGCCGTTGCCAGAGTCGTACATCGGCAGGCAGTCCACCGCGACCGTGAGGATCTGGTCCGTCTCCGCAATCTCGACCACGGAGTAGGTGACCTTCTGCCACGTCAACTGGAGCGAGTTGTTCGCGTCGTAGGCCAGCGTGACGACCGCCGTGCCCGAGGTCTGCGCTTTGAGTTTGGTGTATTCGTCCGATCCGTTCATGAATCTCGCGACGAACTTGAGGTTGCCGGCACGGTTGCCGAACTCGAGCCGCCCGCGGATCGCGCCCGTGGACCCGTCGCCCGCGGTCTGGAAGCCGGAGCCGGGGAAGAAGCCGGCGTCCATCCGAATGTTGTTCTTCCAGCCCGTCTCGAGCGAGACGATGTTCTTGTTGGTCACATAGTCCACGCCGTTGATCGAGAGCGTTAACGAAGCAGACGGCAAGAGTTTCTCCGTCGTCGCGGCGGGCATCGTGATGCCGGTTGCGGAGTCGATGACCTTGCCGGAGCCGACCAACTCAATGCTGATCTTGCTGTTGGCGCGGCCAGGACCGGAGCCAACACTGATCTGCCAGGACTCGACTGCCATGCCGACGGCCTGCCGGTCCAAGACTACGCCCGCGCCGGGACGGATCTGCTCGACGTAGGACAGATACGGCAGCTCCGCGGCATCGCCGGCGGACGGCATCAACGGCGTACAGGTGTACACGTACGGACCAGCCCCGCTCTTGACGACCTTTCCCAGCCCGAACGCGACAGCCCACGCGCCGATCTCCGCGCCGAGGTATTTCTCCAGCGTGGTCCCCACGTCCCACGCGGTCTTGTACGTGGCGGTCGGGAACTCGTGGCCCTTTCCGTACTCCTCCGCGTCGTTTTCGGTCGCGAGTTTCGGATTGATGAGCGCGGCGTTCAACTTGCTGAACCGCCACATGGCGGCCGCGGCCTGCGCTGTCGCGATATCGGCCTGCCTTGCCTTGCCGAAACAGATCAGAACCTCTTGCAGCCTAGTCGTGGACATCGGTGGTTACCTCCTGGATCGCGGCCGGCGGGTCGCACTGGCTCCATCCCGCCACCATGTAGGGCGTGAGCACGCCGGGCGTTGCTTCGACCTCTTTCGGTTCGCCCACTCCGAAAGGCGGTTTCAACCAGACTGTCTCGGGCATGTCATTCGTCTCCGATCTCGGTGAACGTAATGGGAACTTCGAAGTAATCCAGACCCTCCGCGTCCGTCTGGCGCTGGATCAACGGCAGATCCATCGGGTGACAGTTAGGGTGGACCTGGACGTTCAACACCTGCTGCCCGCTCTTCGCAGGCACGCCCTTGGTGATCAACCGGAACATCCGGTAGTACGGAGTGGGCGGGTCCCCATCGAACGCCTCGCGGGCCCGCAGGAACAGCGTGACCTGATGCTTCCAGACATCGAAGCCGCCGAACGCCCCGGGCCCCGTCCCCTGCCAGACCGCCATGACGGACGGCGCGGGCATGGTGTGGATCGCGTGCGCGAGGCTCACGCGCTTCGGGTACTGATCGTGGTAAGCGTAGATCCGCTCCAGATCGCCGCCCATCTCCGTAACCAATTCAGGAATGTCGCGGAGGACCTCGACGAGGTTGTCTACCAGGACGGAGGAGTCGATCATACCTGTCTACCGCCGAGGCCGCGCTCCAGCACCAGGCGCGGCCCGAGTTCGTTCAACACCTGCTGTGCGGTCTTTTGGACCACATTGCGGTTCTTCGGGGAGAACACGGCCCACGGCTCGATCTTGTTCGTGATCCACGCTTTCACGCGATCCCTGCGGGTGGAGTTGCTGGCCTTAGCCTTGTTCTCGCTGACCGTCCGCACCATGAAGTTCCTGAGCATGTCGCCGGTCAGCATCAGGTTGCGGCGGTTGCCCTTGCCCATCTTGGTCTTGCGGATCGCGTAATACCGGGAGAGGGGCTTGGCTGCGCCGTCGTTTGGCCCCTGCGCCGCCGCCAGGCGGTTCTTGACGGACGCAAGACCGACGTTCCCGATCTTGAACATCTGCGCCTGCTTGATGTTCAGGCGATCAAGTCGTACCTCTTTCTTCTGATAGATCCGCACCGATCCCATAGCTGCCTCACGAGACCGCGCGCAGGGAGAGGGTTACGCCGCCCATCGCGTCGACCTTGGGTTCGAACACGGTGTACGCCGTCCCGTCAATCGTGACCACATCGCCGTGGTCCGGCGGCGTGGTGAAGGCGGCCATCTCCAGGAACAGGCGAGTGTACAGACCGCCCACGTGCTGCTCCTCGTCGGAGTCCTTCATGGGGATTGCCCGCACGGAGAACGGCGCGGCGACGCCTTGCTGATACGACACCGCCATGCCGAACGCCTTGACGCACGCCTTGTTGAGCGCGGCAAATGGGTCGGCCATAGGTCTAGCCCAGGACGTGGACGCGGTACGACACCTTCACTCGCAGGAGCGCGTCGTTGGCGGCGTTGCCCGCCAACTCGCCCGCGCCCAGGTTGTGAAGCACGAGCGGCTGGTTCTCGCATGCAGTCCGCGCCGTGATGGGATCCAGTTTCACCAGGCCGTACGTCACCTGATCCGCAGCCTGATCGACGAAGCCGGTGGTCTCGATGGTCTGCGAGACCTGGACTCCCGCGCCGTCCTTATATTTGATCGCGAGGTTGGCGGTCGCTTCGGTGAGGACGTTTGTCCCGGCCTTCAGTTGCAGGACCGCCGACACGAACTCCAGCACCTTGCCCGTGCCCGGGGCGGGCACCAAGGTCTTCGGCGCCGCGCGGAGCGCCTTGATCTCGGCGTTCGCCACGAGGACGTCCGCGAACTTGAACTCCGCGCCGCCCTGATTCAGCAGAGGTACAACAACCTTGCCCTTAAACTTTTGTGCGCCCATGTAGTTTCTCCTTCCGGTTTTTGATCTGGGGAGTCACGGGAGGCTCGACCTGATCGACCTTCCGCAGCTCAAACAACTGGCGCAGTTGCCGCAGGTAAACACGGCGCGGTCCCGGCTCCTGCGGGGGAGACGGCATCGCCTCCCCAGGCTGGAACCGCACCCCATTGAACGCCGGCAACCGCGCGGTCGCGAGAAACGTGGCAGAAGGATCGAACTTCGGCAAGGAACGGTAAGCCATCGATGCCTCCCCTACGCGATTGCGCCGGTAAAGAAGTACCCGAGTTCGGGAGCCACCAGTTTGATATCGAAGGCCATCTCGATCTCGACGATGTCGGACGAGATGATCTCCCAGCGATACCGCTTGATCCGGTTGCCTTCATTGCCCGCGCCCAGGTAACCGGTCCAGCCGAACGTGTAGGCGGCCGAAGGCGTGAGCAGGCCGGGATTCGCCGCCACGTTGCACAGCAGCGCGTTCTTGCCGCCGATGAAGGAGTGCGACGCAGCGACGCCCTCACCAGCGGTGTTCTCGATGGAACCCATGACGAGGATGCGGTCGATCTCCAAAATCGCCGCCAGTGCCTCGCGGGTGATGCGCGCGGGACCGCCGTTGGTCTGGCCATACTTCACGCGATCCACCAGATCCGGATGGTCCACGAGTTTCAGCCACACCGGTTCGGAGATGACGAGCGTGTTGGCGGGATAGCCGGTGGCCTGCTTGATAGCGAGCTTCCCGGCGCGAACGTCCTCGATGGGGTTCGACGCGGGGTCGTTCCACTGGAGGAACTGGCCGGCGGCGGGGCCAGCGGCGACACCAGTCATGTCGGTGTTCCACTTGCCGGTCGTGAAGAGGTTGGCGGCGAAGATCTTCTCGCGCCGGATCAGCGCCTGTTGCGAGAGGAACTCCGTCGCATCGCGGTCGATGTTGAGGACCGCGTCGGCGTTGCCGCGCAACTGGTCGGGAATCGGCTTTGCCTCGGCCCACACGTCGGCGAAGTAGGTCGGCGTGTTGTCGAGCTTGTAGCCAGCGCTGGCGGCCGGAGTTCCGGGCGCGCGCTTTTGCATCTGGTCGCGGAAGAAGTCGCCGCGATTGTAGACATAGTACCGGTCGCTCTGCTTGCTGACCGGGATCACCGGGCAGACCTGCGCTGCGACGAACTGGTCCTGGTTCTGAAGATACGCGATGCTGATCTGGGTCAGCGGCGTATTGACGTGAACGTCACCGGGGGTCGGCGTGTACATGACTTTTCAATCTCCTCTCGTCTGTTTGCAGGCACAAAAAAAGCCCCGCGCCCGAAGGCCGGAGCTCCGTCTGCCCGCCTGCTGTTTCGTGCTACCGCTGAAGGATCAGCAGAGCTGGGATGATGCTCCCGTCTCCGGCACCCGCCGCCAAAGCCTTCGCGACGATCTTGCCGGCCGCGTGCGTAACCGCCTTGCCGTTGGCGTCAACATCGAGCGATGCGCCGTTCGCCACGGCTGCGCCGCACATGACTTTCACCACCATGCCGGGGACCGTGTAGAACGAGCACGGGCGACCCTGCGCGGAGGGCTTGTCGGCAATCACGCCGTCCGCTGCCAGGCCCGCTCCGGTCACCGCCACCTGTCCGTTGGCATCGATCGAGCCGAAATAGAACTGCTTCGCGGAAAGGTCGGTGCTCGCCGGGACCGAAATCGCTTCGTTTCCGAGTTCGTAAGCCATCTGTTTCTTTCTCCTCTCGTCGGGCTGGATCGCCTGCTAGTTCGGCCTCACCGTTGCCGACTTCTCGGCGAGGTACTGGTTGTAAAGACCGGGGTTGAGCTTCATCGCCTCCACGTACGCCTGCGCGAACGTGATGTGCTTGCTGGCCGCGATCTGGGTGGCGGCGGCATTCAACTGCGCCTCCGCGCCCACCGGCGCGGCGTCCACCTGCGAGTTGATCTGGGTGCCCTGCGAGCGCGCAGCCTTCTTCGCGAGCAAGGCCTCGCGCGCCTGCGCCACCGTCATTCGCTTGCCGATGGCTTCGGACAGGAACTCCGGCGTCCCTGCGAGAGTGCAGAGCGCGGCGATCTCCTCGTGCTCCGCGCGAATGCGCGCCTCGATAGCGGCGGCATCAACCGTGGGGGCGGCCGGCGGCGCGGCAACGGGTTCCGGAGCGGGCGCGGCGGCTGAAGCGGCCGGAGCCAGGGCCTCCGCAGCGGGTTTCGTTTCGGCGGGCGCGGCCACGGGAGCGGGGGCGTCTGCCGGTTTCGTATCGGGAGTCTGAGCCATAATCGTCTCTTCCTTTCCTTCTGCGATTTGCGCTTCGGCAGACGCCGTCGCGCGAACTTGCCTCGATGCACGGGACGCCTGCGTTACCGCGGCGAGTGCATCATCAAAACTTCCAACCTGGTCCGCAAGACCAGCACTGACCGCCTTCTCGCCCCAGAACAGGCCAGCATCCGTCTTGCGGATGAGCGCGGGCGCGAGGTCGCGGTTGCGCGCGACGGACGCCACGAACATTTCGTAGAGCCGGTCCACCTCTCCCTGGAGGTTGGCACGGGCGTCGTCCGACAGCGGCTGGTGTGTCGAGAAGTCGTTCTTCCGCGCGCCCGCATAGATGGCCGTGTACTTGCGCCCCATCTTCTCGTCCCATCCGGACTGATCCATGTGGACCGCGATCACGCCGATGCTGCCGACGCCGCCCGTCCTCGTGACGAACAGGCGTTGCGCGCTCGACGCCAGGGCGTACGCGGCAGAGAACGCCTCGTCGTTGGCGATCGCGTAACACGGCTTCTGCTCGCGGACGGCGTACACTTCATCCGCAAGGTCGAACAAGCCGCCGATTTCGCCGCCCGGCGAATCCACGTCCAGCAGGACGCCACGGATTCCTGGGTCGTCGCGCGCGTCAGCGAGCATCGTGCGAATCATCTCGTAGGACTGCAGGCCCGACTCGGCATCCATCCAGGACGCCTTCTTCACCAGAGTGCCGGAGATGGTAATGACGGCGATGCCGTCGGAACTGACTGGGTACTGCTTTCGGCCACTCATCATCGGCACGTCGTCCTGCTCGTCCTCGTCGTCCGATGCGGGGCGAGTCACCACGACGGGCAGGCCTTCCACCGCAACGTGCTCGCGGATGCCGATGCGCGGCCCGATGGCGTCCAGGATGACCATCAACTTGTCGATCTGGACCATCAAGGGCACGCTGAACACGCGCGCCGCGAGGTGCGGAAGATAGGTTTGCTTCACTTTGACTCCTTGCCCCGCTTCCTGGCGGGCCGTTTCGCCGGAGGCTTGGCCGCTGCCTTCGACGGCCGGCTGTTGGCGCCGCCATCCTCTTCCGCTTCTGGGGACTCCTCGACCTTCTGGGCGCCGCGAGCATCCGTCTTGCGCGGGTCGGAATCGAGCACCAGTTCCAGTTCGTCGGCCCGCTGGTTATCGCGGGCGATCTGCCGGTCCACCTCTTCCTCGTCCTGGCCCGTCTCATTGATCGACATGCCGCGCGACTTGAGGCCCGCCCGGATCGCGATGACCTCGGCCTTCACATCCTTCTCCGGATCGACCCAGGCCCACTTCGGCGTGTGCCACTCGACAGCCAGATAGTCGGCGCGGTTGGTCTGGTAGTCGCGCGCATCCAACTGGCCCGCGAGCACCGCCGCCTCGATGAACGCCTGCCAGGACGGGCGGCAAAACTGGAAGATGAATACGCTGTACTGGATCTGCTCGCACAGCCTTCGGAACGAGAGGATGCCCGCGCGGATCGAGGAGTAGCTTGTTTGCGACAGGTCGCCCGTGAGCATGTCGTACGGAAGGCCCAAGCCCGCGCCGATCCGCAGCAGCGTCTGACGTTCGAAGGCCTCGTAATTGCCGCCGACATCTGCCGGGTCGGTGAACTTCACGTCCTCGCCGGGCTCGAGATCCATCATCGTCCCGGCTTCGAGTTGCGCAACCTGGACACCGGCCTCCGCATCCGGCGTGGAGCCGCCGGCGGGAGTGGCCTGCGCGCTCGTCTGCTCGTTACCGAAGAACGGATCCTCCGGATTCTGCCGGATGATGAAAGCCATCATCATCGCCGCGAACTTCTTCCGGAGCAGTTCCGCGTCGTCGTACTGATCCAATTCCCACAACCGCACCAGGGCGTTGGCCAGCCACGGGATACCGCGGAGTTGGCCCGGCCGAAGCGGCCGGAACAGGTGCATTACCTCGGCGGCGGGAATCCGCAGCAGGTCGAGGTAGTTCGGAAAGAACAACCGCTCGCCGGGATGCTCCTTGTAGAAGTAGTAAGCCGTCCGCCGCCCGTCTCCGTCGAACTCGATGGACGCGCGGACTACGTTCCCTTGCGGTGTCTCCGGAGTCGGGCGCGCGAGATAAAACGGCAATTGCTCCGTCTCGATCAACTGGAACTGGAGCGGGATCACCAGGCCATCGCGCATCGGACGAATGTGCTTCCGGACGAAGCACTCCCCGCCCTCCACCATCGACCGGAACGCGAGGGCCTGAAAGCCGTAGATATCGGTCGTGCCGGAGGTGTCGCACTCGTTCGCGAACTGCGACCAGAGCTTCTGAACCTTTTCTTTGATAGCCTCGTCCGGATGGAGGGATTGCGGTTTGATACCGTTGCCGATGGCATTGCACACCCACTCATCGATGGCCTTCGCCGCCCAGCCGTCCTTGCGCGCGATATCTCGCGAGCGCGCCACCAACTGGTCCGCGCTCTGATACCAGACGGAGTTGACCGCATCGCGGGTGGTGGCCCACGTGCCAAGCCGCCGGCCGGTCGTCGCGCCCTCGTACGGGAACCCGCTCGCGCGCCGCGCCGGAGGTGCGGACGCACCGCCAATGCCCCGCTTGAAGCGGGTCAGGAAACTCGAAAACTTGAACACGAGTTAGAAGCCTTTGCTCGACATCAGGCGGGTCTGGCGGCGGCGCGTGCCTGACTTGGCGCGGTTGCTATTCACCATGTATTGCTGCGCCTTGATCTCCTCGTCCGTGCTGCGGAACTCAACCGCGCGACCGTCCGGAGCGACAACGCGCTTCTCGGCCGACGCGATCCGGTTCAAAGAGTCCTGAACCTGGTCGTCAGTGAAAGTGTTTGCCATCGCTCACATCCCAAAACGCCCGCTTACTCGCCTGCTGCGGCGAGCGGGCGGAACACCCTGTGGAGCCGGGGCCGGCGCCTGCGTGGCGGGCCGTGGCGCCGCCGCAACCGGGATACCCATGTGTGCCGCGACGGCCTGCCAATGCTTCTCCTGGAAACGGTCCAGACCAACGCGCGCCGCCGCTGCGCGGGCATACACGCGGCAGTCCAGCGCCTCGTTGCGCTCCCGCATTTTTTGCCATTCCAGCTTGCGGTAGCCCTTGACGAGCTTCGCCACCAACTGTTCGGCGGTGATCTGCTTGAAGTACTCCTCGCTGTATCGCGGGAAGTGGCAGTACCCGGGTGGGAACGGAATCCCCCGTTCGAGATCCTCGTCGGTCGGGCGATCGAGTCGAAGCCATCGGTACAACTCCTCCTTCGCCATGCCGGAGTTGACCGGCCAGACCTTCACGCCGCGCTTCAGCTTCACTCCCAGCGGCCCAACTTCAATTGGTGATGCCGACCCGATGATGGCCGGAGCGCGCGAGTCGCCCTTGATCACCAGCACGCGGGTGCCCTGCCGCCGCGCCCACTCGTAGACTTCGTTCGTGGCGTACCCGGAGTCCACCGCCAACTGGATGATCGGAAGATCGAGCCCCGAAACCGTTGTGAACGTATCGTTGAGCAGGCCGGTCAACTTCTCCCACACCTGCGGCCGCGCGGTATCGCCCTCGAAGACACGGTAGTCGATCGACCAGGACTCCTTACCGCGTCCCCAAGCCACGACTTCGACCTCGATGCGGTCTCGCTGGACGTCGGCACCCGCCGTGATGAAGATCCCGCCGTGCGGCACCACGGCAATCTTGTACGGCTCACGCCGGTCGTACAACTTTTTCCAGTCCGGAGCTTCGCCCAGCAGCGTCCACGTCTCGCCCAGCACGGTGTTCACGAAGACCTGGAGCAGCGACGGGTTCTTCTGAGCCTGCTCGAATTGCTTCGCCGCATCGCCCCACGAGAACCATCCGACTGGCGAGTACAGGCTGGACAGATGGAAGCCGGCCGTCTTGCCGTCTCCCTTGGCCGTCGCGCGCCACTGGCCGCGCGGTAGCATCCACTGCTTCTGGTGGTTCTGAATCTGCTGGCCGCAGTGCTCGCAGACGTATGCCGCTTTCTCCGGTTGGCCCTTGGGCCACCGCAGTTGCGGGAACTTCAAAACCTGGAACTCCCGGCAGACCGGGCACGGCACAACGTACTGGCGCTTGTCGCTCTCCTCGTACGCCGCCTCGATCCTCGACATGCCGGTGATCTTCGGCGTGGAGACGAGGAACACCTTCCGGCGCGAGAACGTCCTGGTGCGCGCGAACGCGAGGTTGATCGGGTCGCCCTCGCCGTCGACGTCGCCGGGATAGCCATCGATCTCGTCCAGAAACAGGTAGCGCGCGGCCATCGAACGCAGGCCAACCGCGGAGTTGGCCCCGGTCATCACCAGCACGCCGCCCGGAAACTCCTTGGAGAGAACCGTGTTGCCCGAGTCGCGCGAGCGCGGGTCATGAACGAGATTCCGGAGCACCTCCGATTCCTCGATCAGAGGATCGATCCTCTGCTTCGAGTTGCGCTTGGCCATCTCGACGGTCGGTTGGACCGCCATCATCGGGCCCGGCGCCTGGTGGATCACGTAGCCGATCCAGTTGTTGCCGCACTCCGTCCCACCGATCTGCGCGCCTTTCATGAAGACCGTGCGCTCGATGTGCGAGGACGGCGAGAGGCAGTCCATGATCTCGCGCAGATACGGCGTCCGGTCGGTGCGCCACTGGCCCGCCTCCGCGCTTGCGCGTTGCGAGAGCCAACGGTACTTGTCGGCCCACTGAGAGATCGTCAGGAACGGGTCGGGCCGGGCGCCCGCCGCCGCCGACGCGCGGTAGATCTGCTCAGGCGAGGGCGTCTGCAAACTCATTCAGGGCCTTCCGGATCTCCGTGGACAGCATCTCGTGGCACTTGGCCTCGTCCGTCTCCGCGGCCAGCATTGCCGCCAGGCGGTCGGGAATGTTGAGCATCGCGTCGCGAATCACCCGATGCGTGTTGAAAGCCGCCACCTGCACCTCGTCCTTCGAAACGAGCTTGGCGACTCGCTCCTCGTACTCGATCTTGGCGAGACGCGCCTGGTAGTGCTCGCGCACGGCCCGCGCCTTCGTGTACTGGCTGGCGCCGAACGTGGTGCCGTCGTCATCGCCCGGCCCGATTACCGCCGGCGCGTACTCGCGCGTGTTGCGCGCCCATTCCTGGTCCGCGATCTCCGGATCGATACGGCCATCCGGCATGGTCGAGATGCGGCCTGCCTGGATGGCTTTCTGGACGGCCAGAACCGCCACACCGCGATGCCGGGCGTATGCCCGTTGGCTCATTGCCGCCATCGATCTATTTCCCGAAGAATCCGCTTGCTATTCGGTCCGAGCGAAGTGATGAATGGACTCGCAAGGAGATAAGCAGCAGCCGAAAGGATCCACGAACATGAAGAACGCCAGCAAAGCCAAAACCAGCAAGGCCCCGAAAGCCAGCAAGCCGGCCTCCAAAGCCGCCACGAAGAAGGGCACGAACGTGCCCACGAAGCACGCCGCCGCGAAGCCGGCCACGCCCAGGCTCAGTGAGAGGAAGATGGAGCAACTCCAGGCGCTTGCCGCCTCCGGGGTCACCAACCCCGAATTCGTGGAGACCGCGGCCAACGCGATCATCGCCGCCCCGGAACCGGCAGCCACCGAGCCGGCCAAGCAGGAAAAGCCCGAAGCCCGAGACGGCAGCAAGAAGGCGACGGTGCTCGCGATGTTGCGCAGGGACGGCGGCGCCACCCTCGGCGAGATCGCACAGGCGACCGATTGGCAACTCCATAGCATCCGGGGTTTCCTGAGCGGCCAGATCGCCAAAAAGATGGGCCTCAAAATCGAAACGACCAAGGCAGACGGCGGGAAGCGGCACTACCACCTCGCGCAGTAGCCTTCGCCTGCGCATCGCCGCCCCAGAAACGGGCGGCTTTTTCGTTCTTCCCGCGATTATTCCCTTGCCTTCTCCGCGCACCGAAGTGATGAATCGTCATGCAAGGAGATAAGCAGATGGCCAAAGCCAGAACCAAGCAGACGAAAGAGACGCCCACGCCGGGATTCGCGATCCGCATCACCCCGCAAACCGAACTGGGCCTCGCGATGTTGATCGCGGAGACCGAGGATGGCAGCTACGAGCCGGTCGGGGTGGTGGCCTCGGTTGCGGAGGCGCAGGAGATCGCCAAGAGCGACTTCGCCCGCCGCCTGAAGGAAATCTCGATGGGCTGCGAGGACGTGACCTGCCCCGCGCGATACGCGATCTGGGCGCAGGGCCTCGGCGGCGAGTACAAGCCGCTCCGCGAATACACCATCGAGGGCACCGAGCCACAGATCGAGTGGTAGCTGGCAAGGCTCCCTCGGCCGCCCGGCGACGGGCGGTTTCTCAGTTCACGGCCACGACATTCTCCTTTGCCAGATCACCGAAAGCCAGATTGGTCCCTTCCTGAACCGCTCGCTCGCCAGTGAAATCCTGCCACCGCTTCACGATCACGTCGCAGTACCGCGGCTCCAACTCAACGAGGCGGGCTGCCCGGCCTGCCTTGTGGCAGGCAATCAACGTTGTGCCGCTCCCGCCGAACGGATCAAGAACAGTGTCGCGCCCCTTGCTGCTGTTCCGGATGGCGCGCTCGACCAACTCCACGGGCTTCATCGTGGGGTGCAGGTCGTTCACCACCGGCTTCTTCACGAACCACACGTCGCCCTGATCGCGGGCGCCGCACCAGAAGTGCTCCGTGCCTTCCTTCCAGCCGTAGAGCATCGGCTCGTATTGCCGCTGGTAATCCGAGCGCCCCATCGTGAACGTGTTCTTTGCCCAGATGACGAACGTCGACCAGTGGCCGCCCGCCTCGCGAAACGCTTTCTGAAGCGTGTGCAGTTCCGAAGACGACATGCAGATATACACGGCGCCCTTGGTGACGGCCAGCAGGTTCACGCAAGCGTCCTTCAGGAACTTCTCAAAGTCGGCGCCGAGATTGTCGTTCGCGATCTTCCGCTTGTTGCCGCGGAGTTTGTCTTTCATCGTCGCGCCGTAGTTCACGTTGTACGGCGGGTCCGTGAAGACCATGTCGGCGAGACCGCCGGCGAGCACCTTCTCGATCGCTTCTATCTGGGTCGCGTCGCCGCAGAGCAGCCGGTGCTCCCCCATGACCCAGACGTCGCCGGGCGCGGTCACCGCCTTGTCTGGCGTCTCCGGTACGGCGTCTGTCAAGGGCGGAGTGAAAGTTGCCCACCGGGGCGGAGCAAAAGGGGACCACATTAACGGGAATCCTTCCGCTCGCTTTTCTTCGGTTTTGGGGGCGGCTGGAGCGGAGCCCTGCGAGGCCGGCA